GATAATGAAGATGGGGAGGGAGGTTATTTTATGGATCTTGTTTTACAGGATGATGGAAAAACCAAAGCTCTTTTTGGCGAACATACTGACCAACGCAAAGCTAACGAGTCCATAGGCTATTGTCGTTATCATGGCGTTCAAATTGAAATGTATTGGGAGGGAGAAAAATCTAATGGCTATTGAAGACGATAGTATTTGTATGCACCATGTTCTTGAAAAGCTTGGTGAGATTAAAACTGAAACTGATTTGAATAATTTCAAAGAGGATATTAAGGAAAAACTCGCTTACAATGAACAATGGCGAATAGATAATCCAGCTTACCTTGATTTGTTAGCGAAAGATGATTTTGACGTTATGAGGGCTATTAGAACAACTAAAGATAAATATGTTCGAAGGGCTCTTGATAAATCAGATAACATCGGATTAGCCGCAAAACTATTAGGGTTGAAAAATTATCAGACTCTGCAAAACTGGATGAAAGATTTGGAGATTAGTAAAGATGGATGATGATGGATTTAACACGGTTCATGTGTACCCGAAGCCCGACCACTATCCCGAAAAAAGGGAATTCTTGGTGGAGATAGAAGGCGTTGTTAGGAAGACTTATCCTATTAAAGCTGAAAGCTCTGGTAAGGCCAGTCAGTTGGCTAAGAGCGAGTTCATAATTGAGTTCGGTGGAGATAAGGACAAGATCTTAATCAACGATGTGTGGAAGAATAAATGATAGAATACTTTACAGCGTTGGTTCTTTCTTACACTTTACACAACCATGAGATCGACACTGTTGTTTGGTTCGAGAGTGAACAGCATTGCATGAAGGCCATGAGCAGCCGAACGTTTGATCACTTTTATGATCATATTTATGAATTATACGGCAACGATATTTCTATGTGGTGCTTGCCTTCAGACGTTCAATCAAAATTAGTTAGGCCACGAGTTCGGCCTAACTAACCAGTGCATTCCCCGTCATCAGCTTGACATAAATATGCTTCATCATCAAAGATCCAGTCTCCCTGGCGTTGAACAAAATTACCTATTTCTTTGTATTTTCTACTGTCATGAAACTGTGCATTTCTGCCAATTTGTTCTGATTTCCAATCTTCTATATCTGACCACCACTGCATTCTGTCAGGATATAGACGAAACATAGCCGCCAAAGTTGCTTCTGATTTAAGAAAACATCCATCACAATTTCCGCTACCGTCTATAATTTTTAAATCAAACGACTGTGACTTCCAAAAAGACATAACAGTTTTTTTTGTTGCTAAAGCATCATTTAATGGAAACCAGTTTTCCCATCTTTTTTCTTTAGATTTTTTTACCCTGTGTTTTTCATCAGCCCTTATACCCACAGTGTTGAACCAAGACTTCCACCCTATGCTCACTAAATATCTTTTAATCGTAAGAACTTTTAGCTCTTGAGTGCAGAATCTTCTAAATACGTTTGGAAGTATTTTAGGTTGTTGTAACGCTTCTTTAAATGGTTCGCCGTTACGACTAGCGGCATTGTGATTGACCGTTATAAATTTAGGCATTTCTTTTCTATATTCCAACCAAGTAATTGGCACGTTCCAATGTTCACTGCATTGGTGTACGAAATCTAATGTTTCTGGCATTTCACGACCAGTATTCGCAAAAACAACTTTACATCTATCCGGCAAATCTCCGTTGGCTTGTAATATTTGATGCAACATATAGCCGGAAGTCCTTCCACCGCTAAAGGATATAACGACATTACCGTCTGGAAGATTGTAAAAATTATTCATAATTATTTCGGCAGGTTATATTTTTTTATTATGTTTCGAACAAACTGTTCGGTTGAAAACATCATATCTGCAATTTTTGGTATTTTTATATTTCTGTTTAGAAAACTATTAACCATTTTTGCATTTTTAGATAGATTTTTAATCTCATCTTGTTTTTCAACAAAAGTCTTTACTTTAATTTGTCCCCGAAGATGTGGTTTTTCTGATACATCTAGCCTATTTTGAGCGCACCAGGCTTTACTATAAAGGTCTTCGTATCTTATTCGAGCCGATTCGCTTTCGTATATTTTGCCTTTTACTTGTGCTTTCATCACTCACCTCCATGAATTATATTTTGTTCTTGATGATACAATTCACCACCCATGACCCCGATAAATTGTTTTTTCCCTTTGTCGGATCTTCTATAAGCGCCTAGCCTGCCATCTTGTAGTAAAGCTGTAACAGCATTTTTAATTGTAGTTCTTCCATCATCTCTTAGATTAATAGCATTAATATCTGTAGATGGTGCGTTTTGAACTGATGCCCAAACACCATCAATATTACCGTCTTTTGTCATGTAATTGCCTGCTTGTTCTTGAAGATCTATAAAGTTGAATAGATATTCTATTCTATTTCTAACAATTTCAGAACCAATAATGCTTCTAATATCTTCACTTCTATCTTCTAAAAGCCCGTTGTTTGGATTACGAATAAAATGCCTTATGTCTCGATTAGCAACACCGTTTGATTTTACAACAGCACCATCGAACACAGCGTTTCTTGTATAGGCAACCCCAATATTTTTGCATCGCGTCCTGGCTACGCCCTCATCGACTTGCCAAACAGCAAAAGCTGACCGGACTCCATCCACAATAGCTGAAGTTCCTCGAATAAGATTACGAGCTTCTTCTGGCGTTGTGACCGGATCTTTATCTCTAATCTTAGCCATGTGGTGATTAACCATTACTGTAGCACCTGTTTCTGTAGCAATTTGAGCAAGTAAACCCATGAAGGCCGCGCCAGCCGCCGGATCTGCATTTACATCTGCATGAACAAAAGATGCCATAGGATCAATAATGACCAACGCCAGATCTTCAATTTCAAGCATTTCTTCGTAGATCTTTTCAAACTCTGGAGATGTGACGTAGGTATTGTCGGCCTTCATCATAATTGGAAACACTCCACCTTCGTTTGGTAAAGGCACAATTAATAGATCATGCTTGTAGTTTAAACGATTATTCATTTTATCGAGTCGGCTAACTCTTCGATGTAATTCATCTCTATCATCTTCAGCCGATAGTATTATTGCTGATCCATGATGAGCGACTAAACCCCCAAAAGAATTTTGCATAGCTTGCCCAGAGGCCACTTTCATAGCCAGATCTAATGTCATCATACCTTTACCGCTATCTCCTGCAGCGGCAAAAACACATGGTATTCCTAAAGGTATAGTGTCTCCAATTAGAAACTTTTGTTCTGGTGGGGCTCCTGCGAATTGCTCTCCAATTAACAGACTTTTATTTTTGAGAGATAATGTCTTTTTTATTTTATGATTTGGTGCGTTAAGAAACTTAGATATGTCGAAGTTTTCTTCGATTGCATCAGCGGCATCCCATTTTTTTGGTTTACCTCGCGGTGGTGTAAGCATCGTAACGGCTTTTGCACCTGCATTGACACCAAGTTCTTGTATGATCCTAGCTAATTTTTGCCCTGCTTCATCGTTATCAGGCCATATAATAAGTTCCTTGCCGTGCAATGGAGAGAAATCAAACTTATCTTTTGTGCGCTGAGATAGCATCCCTGCGCCTCCGATAGTACAAGTTGCTGTATGCCCAAGCTTAATTAGTTCATCGGCACACTTTTCTCCTTCTACCCATATAACTCGATCAGCTTCTTTAATTTGTGGTAAATTATATAGCGGTCTTGTTTCTGGTAATTTAGGAAATTGACGAAATTCTTTCTTTGCACTGCCGTCATTATCCCGAACAATTTCACCAGTTTGATCCCGTTCGATGTATTTTCTAACGGCAACGATGACTTCACCATCTTCTGACAGATATAAATACTCTCCATCATGTGGTGTTGAGTAGTCTATGACCCGCTTTTGTTTAACTTGTTCGAGTTGTGGCTCCTGTTGCCTGGGCTTTATTGGGTTCATAGGCGGTTCAATTTTTGGTTTTTCCAACCATGTAACAAAATGTTCAGCTACATCTTTTATTTTCCAATTATATGCCGCCATTAGGATTTTAGTTATTCCCCCAATGCCATCGCCTGTATTAAAATCCATACCGCGCATAAACTCTGGGCTCGATGGATCTATATTTATCTTGAGAGATTGACCGGCTTCGCCGTTTAAAGAACCTAAATAAAATTCATTCCGAACAACTTTTCCGTTTGGATAAGCGTTTTTTAAAGCCTCTACTTGCACATAAGACGGAACTTTATCCGTTATCTCTGCGACTAAATCTCTTGGTTCACTACCATATCTTGTGTTGCCAATTACCCTTAATGACATTATATTGTCCTTATATACCTATTTACCTCTTCGGGGGGTAGATCATAGTCCTTTTGCCTATCCCCCGCTTTTTCTAATT